GCTGTGGGCGATGTTCGGGGCGACGTGCGTCTATCCGGTGCTCAAGGCTTGCTGGCAACTGCTAATCCGCTAGATCACCGCCTCGGCCTCGGGCCGCAGCCCGCAGAGCCGGTCGAGCCGATGAGCGCGCAGTCGTGGTGCAGGACGATGCGGTCGTGACCGATCAACAAAAGGATATATCAGGATGAACAAGGGAAAGCCGGAAGGCGCGTTGTCGATACATGATGAAATGAGAACTCATGTGAGTACGGATATCGCCGCGTGGTATCTGATGCGGAAGCCGCAGACGTTGCGAATATGGGCGTGCTGCCCGGGTAGGGGGCCAATAAAGCCAATTCGGATAGAGGGAAGGCTTGCTTGGTCGGTGGATGAAATACGCAAACTCACTGGCGTAGCTAAGTGACCGACTGGCCCGGGATCATCGCCCAGATCCGCAAGCACGGTCGCATGCGGCTTATCGACATCGCTGCCGAGTGCGGCTGCACGGAGGCGGCTCTAGCCGAACTGGCTTCCGGTCGCACGCGCGAACCACGCTACAGCACAGGCGATGCGCTGAAATCGTTGCACGCGCGCACTGTTCCACGTGAATACGGGAATTCTGAAGTAAGCGCGTTTGCATGCTAGTACATTCCGCACCAGGGCCATGGATGCCGTGGTCGAGTAGGTGCGTGCTGGACCGAGACGATAGCGGATGGCTGGAGCGCAATAGCGAAACCGGCTGAACAGGGATGAGATCCCTACGCTCAATGCACCGGGCGGGTTCAGGCAACCATCCGTAAACCAGACAGCACCGGCAATCCGCCGCCCGCCGTTTTTTCTTCGGCATTTGCTGTATTGGTTCAGGACTCGGACAACAGCATGGCAGACGGCAGCACACTACCCGCTCCGACTACGCCAGACCCGGCACAAGCCTTCGTCCCCTCCGACATCCACGGTCTACGTGGTGTCGATCCCCAAGTCATCATGCAACGCGTTGCAGAAGGCGAACTACTGCGCGAGATCGCCAAGGACTACGGCGTGTCGCGGTCAGCAGTCTCGCACTACATCGCACAGCACGCCCCAAAAGAACAATGGGCACAAGTGCGTGAGACTTCGATCGCGGCAAGATTGGAGCAGAGCGCGGAGGATATGGAACGGGCGCCGGACCAGCTCACCCTCGCGCGTGCGCGTGAATCAGCGCGGCTCTGGATGTGGCGAGCCGAACGTGAGTTGCCGCACCTCTACGGCGCCAAGCCATCAACCGCCATCCAGGTGAACGGCTCCGACGGCATGTCCGTGCAGATTGTGTCGTACGCCAACAACGGCGCAGCGCAGCAATCCGAGTCGAGCAACTAGCGTAACCGTCGCATAATCGATACAAACACAGGCGCACACACACATTCGCATGCGTAATCAGCCGGTTACGAGCAATAGTGCAACGCAGCGGTATTTAACCTATTGCGCGTTATGCGAAGTCGAGGCCGATCCGAGGTGCGGGACGAGAGTGCAACGCGCCTGCCGTGCCAAACGGTCGGGGGGGCCCTACCGGGCCGGGGGTGGGTGGCCAACGACGAAGGGGACCCAGAGGCCGAGGCTTAGGGTTCCCAGCCCCGCACTAAGGATAAATCCAACTTTTTATGCGTAAGCCAGATTTTTACACGCAATACGAAATGGGGCCTCTGCTTCCGTGGGGGCGTGCCAAATGGTTTCCCCAAACCGTGGGGTTGAAGGGTGCTCCTAACGTACTGGTAAATCGTCGGCGCATTCATGCGTTGTTCTGGGGGCAGTGGTGGGGCAACAAAAAGCGGACGAGGTCGTGGTGGGATGAGCGAATGCCACGCGATTCATATCGATGGGACTGCGTGAATGGGTGGACGTTGAAAGAGGGGGTGGCACCGTGGAACCGCGCGCGGCGCTGGCTTGCGGCAAAAGTGCCTGACTAATGCCTATCACCCTCCCTCACCGTTTCTCCCCTCGCCCGTACCAGTTGCCGCTGTTGACGGCGATGGACAGTGGGAAGAAGCGTGCGGTGATTGTTTGGCATCGCAGAGCGGGCAAGGACAAGACGGTGTTTGCGGGGTTGGTGGCGAAGAAGATGTTTGAGCGGGTGGGGAGTTATTACTACATCTTCCCGACGTACAACCAGGGGCGAAAGATATTGTGGGATGGCCGAGACCGGGACGGGTTTCGGTTTTTGGATCACATACCTCCGGAATTGCGGGATGGAGACCCTAACAATACGGAGATGAAGTTACGGACGAAGAATGGGAGTTTGTTGCAGGTAATTGGGTCGGACAACATCGATTCGATTGTCGGCACGAACCCGGTGGGGTGTGTGTTCAGTGAGTACAGTTTGCAGGATCCGAAGGGGTGGGACTACCTGAGTCCGATTTTGCTGGAGAACGGTGGCTGGGCGGTGTTTGACTACACGCCGCGAGGGAAGAATCACGGGTGGAAGCTGTTCCAGATGGCGCGTGGGAATCCGGAGTGGTTCTGTCAGTTGCTGACGGTGGAGGAGACGTACAAGTTGGGCGGGACGATGAGTCCTGAGATGGTGGATAGCGAGCGGAAGTCGGGGAAGTCGGAGAACTTTATCCGGCAAGAGTACTACTGCGATTTTGACGCGGCGGTGGACAACGCGGTGTTTGGGGATCAGATCTTTGCGTGCAGACAGGAAAACAGAATTACTCGCGTCCCTTGGGAGCCAAGGGTTGAAGTTGAGACGTATTGGGATATTGGTTGGGATGACCAGACGGCTATTTGGTTTGTTCAGCAAGTGGGGAAGGAAGTCCGGCTGATTGACTACTACGAGGCGCGGCTGGCGAATCTGGAGCACTACGTGAAGGTGCTGAAGGAGAAGCCCTACGTGTACGGGCGTCACGTCATGCCGCACGATGCCGGGTACAAGGACATGAAGCTGGGCAAGAGTACGCAGGAGATCGCCCGGGAGATGGGCCTGCGGGTGGAGATCGGGCAGAAGCTGAACAAAGAGGACCAGATACAGAACGCGCGGAGTTTGTTTTCGCGGTGCTGGTTTGACCAGGACAAGTGCCAGTTGGGGGTGGATGCGCTGGCGAGTTGGCATTTCGAGTACGACGACAAGAAACAGGTGTTGGGCAGGACGCCGCTGCACGATTGGTCAAGTCATGGAGCGGACAGTTTTTGCTTGATTGGCGTGGAACTGCGGGAGCGGGTGAAGCAGCAGAAGATCAAGTATCCGGCCTATGGGTATGCGTGATGGGGCTTGATTTCACCGCCTGCTGTTTGCTCCGTCAGGCGTTTCCTGCGCGCCGTGTGTTGAGTCTGGGCTATCCGGACATGTTGCTTAGCCGGAAGGCCGCCAAGGCGCTGTATGGCGTGGATCTGCGGCACATCCACCCGCAGAACGAGGATGCCAAGCGCCGCCATTCCTGCGATTTCGATCTGATTGACACCGAAGAACTGTTCCGCGAGATGGGCAGTGTCTTGACCTGCGTGGATTACAAGGTGCTGCGCGGAAACGAGGTGGTCGCAGATCTGAATTACCCGTGTGATTTCGGCGAATACGACCTCGTGATTGATCCGGGGACCCTTGAGCACTGCTTTAACTTGCCGCAGGCGGCGCTGAATGTGGCTTCCGTAGTGGTCGAGGGTGGTCGGATTCTGCACTGCAACCCGATCAGCATGGTGAATCACGGGTTCTACATGCTGAGTCCGACGTGGTATGCGGATTGGTACGGGCAGAACGGGTGGACGGTCGAGAAATTGATCGTGTCGGACGGCAAGAATGCGCAGGACGTGGACCCGGTTGCGCGGGTATCGGTTGGAACTAACTTGAGCGTGTACGCACTGGCGAAAAGGACGAAATGTCAGCCCATGAAATGGCCCATTCAGACGAAGTACCTGCGGATGCAAGGCGCTTAGTCGGGATTTTCTACTGTGATTGTCACGACCCGAGGGTGGCGAAGCTGGCGGGGAAGTGCGCGGCGAGCATTCGGGCGGCGATTCCGGATGCGTGGATCGTTCACTTCACGGACAAGCGTACGGCCAAGTTCAGTTGGGCGGATGAGACGGTACGAAAGTCGGGTGACGGCATGGGGTTCATGGAATTCCGAATTTTCCACTTCGGCGCCTACCCGCATAAGGAGATGCTGTTTCTGGATGCGGATACGCGGGTGAATCGTGACCCGTGGGACGTGTTTCTGGACGAGTTCGACGTGTGCCTGACCTCGCGCGCGGAGCCTCTGAAGGCCGACGGCGAAGATATCACCGACCAGATGCCGTTCAACACGGGCGTCATGTTCAGCAAGGGGCCGCATTTTTGGCGCAAGGTCTGCCAAGGGATGAAAGGTTACCCGCTGGACGAGCGCATGTGGTTTGGGGAGCAGGTAGAGATTGCGAGGCTTGCCAAGTCGGGTGAATTCCGCGTGAAGGAGGTGTCGGACGCGGACTACAACTACACGCCGAAGACGCGGGACGAGGACACGAGCGGGCGGTACATCGTGCATTACAAAGGCACTCGGAAGGAGTGGATGTGAAGGTACTGGTGACAGGCTCGAAAGGCTTTATCGGCAAGGCAGTGTGTGCGCGGCTGGAGATGCTGGGGCACGAGGTACAGCACTTCGACTTGCCGATGGATGTGCGGGACCGCGCCTGCGTGTACTACGAGTGTGCGCAGGCCGAGGGCGTAATTAACTTGGCTGGCGTACTTGGCACGGCGGAAATGTTTGGCGCAGAGCATGCGGCGGCAGAGGCGAACATCCTGGGGGCGATCAACCTCATGGATGCCTGCGCCGATCTGGAACTGCCCATGGTGCAGATTGCGACCGGTCACGAGGGCCAGCCGAATCCGTACGCGATCACGAAGAAATGCGCCTCCGATCTTGCGTTGAGCCGTGCGCAATGGAAGGGCGAAAAGATCACGGTGGTCAAGGCGTACCACGTCTATGGGCCGGGGCAGAAGATGTGCGCCCCGCATGGGACGAGCACGGTGCGAAAGATCATCCCGTCCTTCGTGGCGCGGGCGTTGACCGGCATGCCAATCGAGATCAACGGCACCGGGCACCAGAAAATCGATCTGGTGTACCTGGACGACGTGGCAGAGGTGATCGTTGCGGGCCTGTTTGGGCATTGGGGCCACAAGCTGGAGGCCGGTACAGGGATCGAGTCGCGGGTAATCGATGTAGCGCGATACGTGGCCGACGAGCTAGGCGGCACGGTAATTCACATCCCGATGCGAGACGGGGAGCCGGAAGGTACGACCGTCGCCGCGCAATTGCCCCTGTGTACCAACCCGTGGCCGTGGAAGTTCGATGAGACGGTGGATTGGTATCGCAACGCACTTGCATCTTGGAAACAGGCGTCTTAGTGTGAACCTCCAAGAGCAGAACCGGATGCGGGAACGCATGAAGGAAGTCGAGCGCCAAGTAAGAGAGATGGCGGAACAGCTTCGCGTTGCTCTGGAGCGGGTATCTATGCTTGAGGCGAAGAAAACATTGAAGTTGCCAAAGCAATGACGACGCCAGAAAAAATCGTGCAGATGCCGACATCTGACGGACCTCTTAAAGCCCAAAAAATTGTGGATAAACTGGTTCCGTATGATCCGGCTCTCGGTCTCATGGCCGCCTATCCAAACAAAGCCCTAGTTGTCGCCCCTATGGGTCAAGTATTCGACACATTCTATCGTGGCTAAATTCCACCGCAGCCCCGAAGGTCAGGGCGACTACTCCGAAGCGGACAAACTCATTCCTCGTGAGAATAATGAGACGTTCGACGACGAAGAACTGGCAGCATTGATCGAGGCACAGGAACGCTCTGCTGTCTCGTTTGCACGCACGAATCTCAGCCAGCAGCGCGCCGATGCGCTCAAGTATTACCTGGGCCAGCCCTTCGGAAACGAGGTGGAAGGCCGTTCGCAAGTCGTCAGCACGGACGTTTTCGAGGCAGTGGAGGGCATGCTGCCGTCGCTGCTTGAGATATTCCTTGCGTCGAATCGCCTCGCTGAGTGCGAGCCGAACGGCCCAGAGGACGAGGCAGAGGCGAAGCAGCAGACCGAGGTTGCCAACCACATCATCTTCAAGCAGAACAATGCGGCGCTGATTTTCTATACGTGGTTCAAAGACGCGCTGATCCAGAAAACCGGCATCGTTAAGACGTATTACGAGACCGAAGACGAGTACCGCATCGAGCAGTACAAGGGGCTGACAGACGACGAGATGACGCGGCTCATGTCAGATGAAAACGTAGAGCCGGTCGAGCGTGTGCAGCGGGAAGTGATGCTGGTTGGGCCGGATGGACAGCCGGTGCCCGTTGTCGTCAACGATGTGCGCTGCAAAGTGTGGGTAAAGCGTGACCGGGTGCGCATCAAGAACGTCGCTCCCGAGAACTTCCTCATCTCCGTGCGGCAGGCGTCTCTTGACCTCGCGGACTGCGAATTCTGTTGCCACAAAGAGAAGAAGACGGCGACTGATCTGCTGGAAATGGGCGTCGAGCAGGAGTTTTTGGACTCCGTGGGCGATGACGACGCCACGATGGAGTTCAGCGAGGAACGCATTGCCCGCGACATCTACTCGGAAGCATCCAACCGCGACCAGCACCAAGAAGACGGCGCCATGCGGGAGATCTGGGTGTCCGATGGCGTCATCATGGTCGATACCGATGGCGACGGGATTGCGGAATACCGGCATTTCATCAAGATTGGCAATCGCGTCTGGTTGAACGAGGAAACGGACCATAACCCGTTTAGCGTGATCTGCCCGATCATGCTCCCGCACCAGTTCTACGGGCTGTCGATTGCGGACATTACCGCCGACGTGCAGATGACAAAATCTGTGCTCTGGCGGCAGATGCTGGATAACCTGTATCTGACCAACAACCCGCAAAAGGCGGTGCTGGACAATCAGGTAAATCTGGACGACCTGTTGACCTCGCGCCCCGGTGGAATCATCCGCGAGATGGTGCCGAATGCGGTGCGTCCGATAGAGACGCCGTTTGTCGCTCAAGCGTCTTTCCCGATGCTGGAGTATTGGGACTCGGTAAAGGAGAACCGTACCGGCGTCACGCGCTATAACCAAGGCATGGACGCCGATAGCCTGAACAAGACGGCACACGGCATCCAATCCATCCTTGGGCAAAGCATGAAGCGCCTTGAGATGGTGGCGCGGCTCTTTGCCGAGACGGGCGTTAAAGACCTCGTCCGCAAGGTGCTCCAGTGCGTCACCAAATCGGGCATGAAGCAACTCACGGTCAAGCTGACCAACGGGTACGTCTCGGTTGACCCGCGTGAGTGGCGCCAGCAGTTCAACGTTACAGTCAATGTCGGCTTGGGCACGGGCTCCAAGGACCGGCAGATACAGATGCTGTTGATGCTTCAGCAGCAGCAGATCCAGATGATCCAGCTTGGCCGTGGGTACATGGTGTCAGAACAGAACCAGTACACGCTGGCGAGCAAGATTGCAGAGGCGGCAGGGTTCAAGTCGCCGGAACTGTTCTTCACCGATCCTCGCATGGTGCCGCCGCAAGCCAAGCAGCCGCCGCCTTCAATCGACATGCTGAAGCTACAGCAGGACAAGGAATTGAAGGTGTTTGCCGAGCAGATGACTGCACAGCAGACCGACAAGAAGATGATGAATGAGCGCGCCATTGAGGCGATGAAGGCTCAGAAGGATCAAGAGACCAAGATTGCTGTTGCCCAGCTTACGAAGCAGGCCCAAGAGAATACGGCAAGCATCCAGGGGGACACACAGAAGCGCATCAAGATGGCAGACGCCGCCCTACAGGATCACAAGATCAAGACGGACGCGGAACTGACGGTGTATCAGACGGAATCATCCAAGACTGAGCCGATGAAGACGGCGGAAGCGGTTCAGGCGCAACTGGATACCAACCTCCAAGGCATTGTGGAGCGGTTCACCGAAGCACAGGTACAGGTTGCGCAAGCGTTGCAGGCACTCACGGCGACGACCGAGACGATGACCAAAGCGGTGACGGCGAAGAAGATGCTGATACGCGACAAGGCCGGTAAAGCGGTTGGCGTTGAGACAGTTCAATAGGTGACCCATGGCCGTAACCATTAGCCTCTACAACCACACCGCTGCAAAGTTCGCCGACGGATCATTTGCTGTGGGCGATAGCTACATCATCAACCTTTATACGACGCTGACTTTCGACGCCACGGCAACGACCAAGGCAGCGGCAGAGTCAGGCGCTACGCAAGTATCGACGGCGTTCGGTTACACGCAGAACGCCAAAGCGCTCACAACCGTTGCGGTTACGACCGTAACCACGAATGACGCCAAGTTCGACGCCGATGACGTGACGTGGACCGCGAGCGGGGGC